CGATCGTCTACCTGTTAAGGTATTTTAGAATGAAACGCCGTACTGGCCCCCCCCGAGCGCATGCTCGGTCCCACCGTACCGCGATTAAATCCACCATTCCCCTCCATAACTCTTTTTCTTCATTGTCCTTAGACGCCGGCTTGGTGCCCGGTGTTGACAGTGTAATAGTTTCTCCCGCCTCACTTTCACTTCCTATCACCATGTCTGTCCCTCATCTCCAATCGTCCGATCCCTCGATGAAAAGCTCCTCTTTGCTCCTCAACAAACATCCCTCGAAGTTGCCAACACGTTCGTCTAAGAAACATAGTGTCCGCATACTGACGCCCTCTGAAACTTCTCCCCCTCCTCCCTCCCCCTCATCTCAAGCGCCCTCAGCTGCTGTCGCATCACCACCCGAGTGGTCCGACCTCGATCCGTCTGCCCCATATTCTGTGGAGGCTAACCCGTCCATTCGAGCTCAGTTGGTCCCCGAGTTGCTCAATTCTGAAACTAATTTTTCTCTGGAGATTCGCTCCCAGGAATATTCCGGACAGTTTTTGACGCCTGCCACGTTCTGTCAGGTGAAGCAACGTTGGGCACCCAGACATTATTTGTCTTCTTCTAAACAGAAACTGTTAGCCGCTACTGAGCCCCATCTTCAACTCATCTCTTCCCCCCACACTTTGCAGGTGCACGCCCATCCCATATTGAATATGGAGCGTGAACGTGCCGAAGCTTCCGCCATTGACTATCTGCGTAAATCTATCGCAAAGGTCCCTCGTCGTACTGATATTAAGTATCACATAGTCGACGTTGGTGGCAATGCCTCGCGCCACGAGCGGTATCAACGCCGTACTGTACACAGCTGTTGCCCCGTACTGGGCATCAGCGATGTCAATCGCGCCGCTCATCATGCGCACGCCATTAATCGGTGTGCCCATCGCGCCCAAGACTGTGATTGTGTGAACCCCTCTTCTTACCTTTCCGTTGATAGTATATACTATTTGACGCCAGCTGATATAGCTGGCTTCTGTCAACGTGCCTATTCTGGGCTGTTCGTCGCCGTATTTCATAGGTTTGACGATGCATTTGGTGAGTATGCGGGTGGCGAGGCTATGTATCACATGGTTGATCACGACACCGTCTCTATGTCGGTGCGTGGTAATGTTAAGCCGTATGTTCATAGTAACTTGAGATGGTTGAGGCCCGGATTTGCATCTATTGAGTACCCCAGCCAAGTTGGTGGTACTTCCCCCCAAACCACCTTGGTATGGGAAGAGATTCTTGCTTATCCGAACCATGTTGTATACGCGTTCCGTCTGTACACTGGGCCTCTTGAGTTGCCGAGCATATCACCTCTACACATCATGACTGCCGTCGGTGACGGCAGCAACTTTGGCCCCGTAATCGGCAATCGATTAGCGAGTGGCCTGAACGCCCGAGCCACGGATTCTGTGGTAGGCGAGATCTTTGATCTTGACAACATATCAGTCTATTCTTGGGCTGGTTGTCTTATACTTTACCAGTCCACCACAAGGACGGTAATGTTGTGTCCAAAGATGCTAGTTGATGATTGCGCCATGTATATGAATGGTCGCATCCGTGATTCGGACTCTTTTAAGGCCTTGTTGGCCCATGTCCGTTATAAAGTGCAAGTGTACAACTTACCGCCTGGTCTCGTATCTACTTCTTCCTTTGCATGTGCTTGCATTGGTTTTGTGCAGAATGTCGCATTTGAAAATAGCGCCATGCACTCGATACTGAAGCCCATGCTTCCAGCCCTCACTATCCATGCTGACGCCTTAGCTCTCAAGTTCAAGCGTGTCTGGAATTGGAAGAAGGTTGTTGCTGTTGTAGTTGCCGCCGCTTCCATAGCTGGCGGCTCATACGCTTTGGCTCATGCTGCCATTCCCATCATCGGTCCTGTTGTTGGTGCTGCCATTTTGGCCACCACCGCTGTCGCTGCCATAGCTGGCATTGCTCTGTCTAAGAGTAAGATAGCCGACGCCGACCCCTTTTGTCGTTACCGTATCGACCGTGCCAGCAATCCGCCGAGCACTCGTGTTGTGATGATGCAGCCCACCACCCTCCCCAGCACTCCGCCACCGCGATCTGTCGATGAGCTTCTAGCTCTGCCAAAAGACTTTACGGCTAAGGTCAAGGTCACCGACCCTACTGCCACTCGCGATGTTCCCCCACTTCATCCTCTTGCCATTGTGTCTACAATAAATCCGCCCATCGTTCCAGAGAACTCTGCCGCTTCTGGCATTGCTTCGATTATGACTCGTGTTGTCAAGCCTCAGGCATACAACAAGATGACATTTTCTGACGAGATGTTCGACGAATTCGTTGCTTGGATTGATACGTGGTTTGAACAATTGTTCCCCGGTATTCTCAAGTCTCCTGTCGTCGCTACTGCTTTTTCTAAGTGGAGTGGACGATTCCCGCCAAACCAAGCCCAACAGCTTGAAAAGTGCTGGACTGCCTTCAAGGCAGGAAATGTTAATTTTGACACTGCTAGCAAACGCTCTACATTTATTAAGGTTGAGCCTTTGTCTAAGTCTACCGTCGATGGTGTTCATGATCTCGACCCACGCAACATCGCTTCTGGCACTAATGTGCACGCTGTTGCTACTGGCCCATATTGCCATTCTTTCTCTGATCGTCTTGCTGACATCTGGGATGGTTCTGGCTTGGGTTGCTACCCTCCCGGTGGCGGGCCTTGCGGCCCTGTTTATGCCACTGGGTACCTGCAAGACGAGATTGGAGCGAAGGTGCTTGGGTTTGCTGAGAGTGTTCCCGATTATGCTGTCCTTGAGATCGACTACAACCGTTTTGATGCCTCTATTCATGAACGTTTGTTGCAACTCGAGGCTGACATATTTCGTCGGTGTGGTTGTGAACCTCACGTGTATCGTGCTTTAATCGCCGCCATTGAAAAGATGGGCGCCGATAAGTACGGCAACAAGTATTGTGTTATCGGTACGCGTAATAGCGGCGATCACCAGACTTCTTGCGGTAATACCATGATTCAGGGCTTGTTGAACATGTTTTGCCATGCGCGTCATGCTGGTTTCTTGCACAAGCTTGACCACATCCCATCCCCTGCTTACGCCCTTCTCCACTTTCCTTACCTGATGTTAATGTTGGGTGACGACAACTTTATGTTGTGTAGTGAGAAGTTCCTGACCGATTATCCCGTCTATGAGATGAATATTCAGTTGGGTCTAGATGCTGAACCCGTCCTCCATACTGGACCTGGGTGCATCCACCGTGCCACCTTTTGTTCCGCCCGATTTTATCCTTCAGGCGGTAAACTATACCTCGCCCCGTGCCTCATACGTGTTATGACCCGGGCTGGGTTTTATGTTAACCCCCCTAACAATGTCACCAAGCGTGGACTTGTACGTGGAGATGCAATTGGTTCCCTACAACGGTGTAGCGTATTGCCCTTCGCTCGCGACATGTACGAGCGTTGTATTCAGTTGACTTCCGACGTGCCTGACTCCGAATTGCATGTTCAAAAATCACGTCGCTTCAACTTTCAAAATTCCGGGTGGCCCATGCCCGATGACTCCACTTTCGCTATGATCGAGGAGGTATACGGTCTAACTCGTGCCAATCACGCCGAGTATATGGCCTTGCTGTCACAAGTTTCGCACCTTCCCGCCGTAGTTGATTACGCGCCGTTCGGTTCTCGTCTGCATATAGACGGGTTGCGTAAACTGCCTTATTGTGACGACGAGCCTGACCATTGTACCGTGTACTGTTCTCAGTCAAATGCACCTCATCCGAGTGCTGACTCCCATTATTCACCTGCCCGCTTACTGTGTACTGACCCAAAAAAATTCGCTGCCTATCTTGAGCTCCGAATGTTGTATCACAGATCCCGACGAACCCAGTTGCTTTGTTCATTTTGCAATTCGAGGTATTGTTCTTGCTTGCGCGCCCATAAACCCCCCCCTCCTCCGAAAGCTTCCTTTCTGGCTCTTTGCGGCCTATAACCGCCTGTTGACCACAGTGACCCACAATTGATTTTCCTTTCCCTTTCTTCTTTCCGCTACGATAAATAACCAGCGTCTGGTCTCAAGTCCAGAATTCAACCTACTCGGTCACCTCTCTAGCGTTCCGGCATTATGCGCCGGTGACATCCCGTCCTAGCTCCAGACGGGTTCGCTGTTGAGGTTGTAGGCTATAATATGAGAGCTCGTAGCCCTCAACACCCACCGTACGTGTGATGTCAGATATATCCGGGCGCCCTGACGGCCTTTATGCCAGCCCATCGACGACCTAAGTTGTCCCACATACGCTCTTTTTTCCTCCTTCTTTCCTTTCTTTCTCTCTCTTCTTTCTTGTTTCTGCAGTCTCGACGTCATGCCTAAGACTCGTTCATTTCCTAACCTGGCTGTGTTCAAAACTGGATCCAAAGCTGCCACCGTCGCTAGGTCAGTCGTCGGTGCCATCAAGGCCCTAGCAAAGCCACGCCAAAAGAAATCTGTCGCTGCTGCCCCGGTTAAGTCCAAGCAACAGCGAGCGGCACGTCCGAATACGGCCACGCGTAAGCGTGCAGTCCGTAATCATGCCGCCCCGAACAACACATCGATGACAGAGAAATCACCTCCCACCCGCTTGTCCTACAAAATCGTCACTGGACGTAAGGATAACCGCGGCGCCGTCTTGGAAGCCACTGAGCTTGTGACTACCATTAACGGTTCTTCGGAGTTTGAACTATACAAGTTCTATCCCTACCCTACTTCCTCCACCATCTGTTCTATGGTCTGTGATGATGCCTCGCGGTATCGTTACTGGTCCATTGATGGCGTAACCGTTAACATCGTGCCGATTGGCGGTTCCGATGTCACCGGCTGCGTGTTCTCTGGTTGGAACTATGATGTCACCGCTTCCGACCCTGCTGATGCTAGGTCGTTGATGAACTACACTGGAGCGTCTCAGGACTCCTTGTGGTACGACGGTCGACACCCCCTTGACACGCGCATGGTTCGTAATACCTCTAACAAGTTTTACACCATGCCCATCGGTTCGAAGACTGCTCCTGCTGGCACCTCAGTACATGAGTATGTGCCTGCTGTCTTCTACCTTGCCACCGAGTTTGCTCGATCTGGCGCCACCGATGGTGACATAGCTGGCTTGCCTGCCTTCAATGTCTATTTTACCTACCGTTTCCGCATGGCTGAACGTAATCCTCGCCAGGCCGCGATTGTGGGTAATGACACCGTTTATAACGGGCGTCATCATGACGGCGGAACGTCGTCCCAGAATGGCATGCAATATGCCTCTGGTGGCAACTTAGCTGGTGGACCCGGCATATTGTTGAATATTCTTGACTTTGATCCGTCAAATGTTGTTCCCTATTCCGATGTCCTCGGCACTGTATCGACCATGATGCAGAGCCAACCTAACGCCAACCTTTCTCCCACTTGGACCGTTGCTTCGAATCCGAGTGCTACCGCTACTGTTTCTAACTTTAGTGGTAGTGTGGTACCCCCCTACCCCAACTTGTCAGTTGCTGCCCTCAGGTGCAATGCGCCTGGCAACTACTTGATTCGGTGGGTGATGCAGTACTACGCTCCCTCCGCTGATGCCTTTCTTGCGCATACCATCAGCAATGCTGGCACTTTAGTGTCGTCGTGTTATGATTTTAATCAGACCACATCCACTTGCAGCACACATCCGTTCACCTCCCAGTATGTTGGTCCTGCCGTTGCTCCTATCGGTACCCCAACTACTGTTACCTCGCCCATTCAGACCAACAACCTGAACGGCCTTGGTGGAGCTCTCAACACTTTATATTACCAGGCCTATGTCACGAGTTGTACCACCAACACTTACTTCACGTTTGGTCTTGGCGCAACAACTGCTTGGGCTGCGATTGCTCTTTCCGCTGGCAGTGCCTTCTCTCAACAGCTTACGTTCACTGCTGTTGATCTTGAATATGGCCGCCTCGAAGTCACGACCCCATTCACCACTGGTAATTTCACTGCGGCTAGTCCGACCGTTGACACCACTCTCTCGTCTTTTAGGCAAGAGATTGCCGACATGCGTGCTTTGTTAGCACAGCGTTCCGATTCTTCGGACGCCTGTTCATCGTCCTCATCATCTTCTGTCCCTAAGCCACTCCCTCTCGCCCGCGGCAAAGGCCGCCCGCGACCCCTTCGCACTTCTCCCTCTACTGATCAAGAGTACGACTTCGCTGATGAGCACGAAGCCGCACTTGACCTGGACCGTCGTATTCAATGAGGATCATTTGTACATTTCCATTCACTTTCTATATTTATTTGTTTTGTCTGTGTTTACATATTTCCGCAGTTGTTCTTCCTTTGTTGAACCATTAAAGTTACACCGGTGTATCACCAGGTGTTCGCTTGCGATGTTTATTTCAATCCCGCCAGGGTAATGGCGGATGTTTTCCAAAACCACTTCTTTACTATTAGAACCATCCAATCAATCTTATGATGATTGGAACTTGTGG